GCAGGGATGGGAGGTTGTGGCAGTCTATCAGGACGATGGCTACACGGGGCTGAACATGGAGCGCCCCGACCTGAAACGGATGTTAAAGGCCATCGAGCGCAGGCAGATAAATCTTGTGATAACGAAAGATTTATCGAGATTGGGCCGAAATTACTTGCAGACCGGCACACTGATTGAGGACTTCTTCCCCCGTCACGGCGTCCGCTATATCGCCATGAATGACGGTATCGACACCATGCGGGACAACAACGACATTGCGCCGTTCAAGAACATCCTGAACGAGATGTACAGCAAGGACATTTCCAAGAAGGTACATTCCTCATATCTGCTGAAAGCCCAGCAAGGCCAGTTTACCGGCTGTGTGGCTCCCTTTGGGTATCGGAAAGACCCGGAGGACAAAAACCACCTGCTGGTGGACGAGGAAACCGCCCCCATTGTCCGGCAAATCTTCCTTTGGGCGCTGGAAGGACACGGCCCCAACTTCATCCGGCGCAGGCTGGAAGAACAGAAGGTGCCTTGCCCTACATGGTGGAACCGGGAACGGGGCTTCCGCAATGTCCGCACCAAATGGGAAAAGAAAGACCCGGAAAACGGGCGGTATATGTGGGATTTCTCCGTGATAAAGGACATCCTGATGAATCCCGTTTATACCGGGGCGATCGCTTCCCAAAAGAAGGACTACCGCTTCAAAATCGGCACCATTGGCGAGAAGAAGCCGCAGGACTGGATCGTGGTGGAGCAGCGGCACGAACCGTTGATTGACAGCAAAAGTTTTGCCATCGTGCAGGACAAGCTGAAATCCCGGCAGCGCCCCCGTCAGGACGGGGAAACCAGCCTGTTTGCCGGGCTTATCAAGTGCGGCGAGTGCGGCAAGTCGCTGACCATCCGTACCACCCACGCCAAGCACCCGCAGCAGATTTACGCCTGTAAGACCTATGGGGCGTTCGGCAAGAACCACTGTTCCCAGCACCGGGTGGAGTACGACACCCTTTACCACCTTGTCCTGAACAAAATCCGGGAGTGTGCCAGGGCTGCCCTGACCGATGGGGAAGCCATTGCCGGGAAGCTGACCAACACCTGTGAAGCCGAACAGAAAGGCCAGCGGGAAGCGTTGGAGCGTTCCCTGACAAAAGACGAGGAACGAATTGAGGTTCTGGAAAAGATGGTGCTGCGGCTCTATGAGGATATGGTTGCCGGGCGGATCAGCGAAGCCAACTTCAATCTCATGCTGGACAAGACGCAGAAGGAACAGGCCGAGTTGAAAGAACGGGTTGCACAGGGGCGCAAGAAGCTGGCTGATGAAATGCGGCTGGCAATGGACGCCAAACAATGGGTGGACGCCATTCAGGAATATGCCGACATCACGGAGTTGGACACAGCCACCTTAAACCGCCTGATTAAAGAAATCGTTGTCCATGAACACATCGACAGCGATAAGACACGACACATTTCTATCGAAATTCACTTCAATCTCAAACCCATCCCGGAGGTGGAACAGGTCAAGGGCTGACCTGTTCCCGCTGGGGCGGTTCTAAAACAATTCCATATATTTTTTGACACGCCGCCGCCCGCCATCGAGCAAGGTTTTACTCCTAATTAGGGATAAAACAGCTTATGAGTGGCGGTGGCATCATCATTGTGGCACAGACGGTAATTCCACAGCTTACCACACTGTTCTCATAATTCATGGGCGGGATCATTGATAAGATTACTGAATTCATAAAGGAACTGTTGCAGGGATGGGTGCTGACAAACTTTGAAACCATGTTTACCGATGTCAATGACAAGGTAGGCACGATTGCAGGGGAGGTCAGCAAAACTCCCAGCACTTGGAACTCCGGTATTTTTGACATGATAAAAACCCTGTCCGATAACGTGATGATTCCCATAGCGGGAATGATCATCAGTTTTGTACTCGTCTACGAGCTTATTTCCATGGTTATTGACAAGAATAATCTGCATGACTTCAATACGGCAATTTTTATCCGTTTTTTTATGAAAGCGTGTATTGCAGTCATGCTTCTTAGCAAGACTTTTGACATTGTAATGGCAGTATTTGATGTGGGAAGCCATATCGTAAATTCTGCCGCATCAGCGATTACCGGAAGCACCAGTATTGATGTGGCAAGTACGCTGCAGACGATGTTCAATGAGCAGTTTTCGGAAATGAGCATAGGAGAGCTGTTGGGACTGGGAATGGAGACCATGATCGTCAGTTTATGTATGAAAATCATGTCAGTCCTTATCACCGTCATTCTTTATGGGCGAATGATTGAAATATATCTTTATGTATCAGTAGCACCAGTTCCCTGTGCAACCGTAACCAACCGGGAATGGGGAACGATAGGAACGAATTATTTTAAGGGGCTTTGTGCTCTAGCATTTCAGGGATTTTTTATGATGGTATGCGTTGCAATCTATGCAGTGCTTGTGGCTGGTGTGGCAGTATCCGACAACCTGCATACGGCACTCTGGTCGGTGGCAGCATATACCGTTATTTTATGCTTTTCACTCTTTAAGACTGGTTCATTATCGAAATCTATCTGGAATGCGCACTAAGGGAGGAACGATATGGCAATATCCGTGCAGGTGCCGAAGGATTTGTCCGGTATCAAGACAAAAGTGGCACTGAACTTAACAAAGAGACAGATCATCTGTTTCAGCGGTGCGGCAGTAGCCGGGATACCCTTGTATTTTTTAACCAAGGGACTGATCGGAACATCAGCCGCATCACTTCTTATGATGGGAGCAATGCTTCCATTCTTCTTTTTTGCAATGTATGAGAAAAACGGATTTCCGGCAGAGAAGATTTTGTATTTTATGCTCCGGCAGAAGATACTCACACCGGGCATAAGACCATACCGGTCAGAGAACTTATACAAGCAGTTGGAAGAAAAAGAAAAATTACGAAGGGAGGTTCGTTATCTTGAAGAAAAAGCAAAAGGCAGAACCGGAAAGCCGCAGAAAAAGCAGTTATAAGGGCAATAGCAGGAATAACAGCAAAAGCGGTGGACTTACCTTTTCAGAGAAGAAGCGTCTTATACAGTTGAAACATATTTTATCGGGAAAGAGCAATGAGAAAGAAAAGCCGACTACCGCACAAAAGACGATTACTTTTGAAAAGATGTTCCGTGACGGTATCTGTCAGGTCAGCCACCGTTATTATACAAAGATGGTGGAATTTTTTGATATAAACTATTCGCTTCTGGAAGTGGACGAGCAGGCGGACATACTGGCACAGTACAGCAAGCTCATCAATTATTTTGATCCGTCTGTGAGGTTTGAACTGGTGCTTTTCAACAGGCAGGTCAACGAACAGATGCTTACAGAACAGTTTGACATTCCGTGGCAGGAGGATGATTTTAACGACATTCGTGAAGAATATACGGAGATGTTAAAGAAGCAGGCGGCAAAGGGAAACAATGGCATCATCAAATCAAAATATCTGATTTTTGGTGTGGAGAGCAATGGCTACAAGGAAGCCAAGAGCCGCCTTAACAACATTGAAAAAGATGTCATACGGAACTTAAACAACATAGGAACCCTTGCGAGGGGACTGGACGGAAAGGAAAGACTGCGTATCCTGCATGAATATTTTAATCAGGATACCATGGAGCCTTTCCGCTTTTCGTTTAAGGATCTGGCAGAATCCGGTAAGTCGGTCAAGGACTATATTGCACCGCCGGGGTTTGATTTCCGCTATCCGAACCGCTTCAAGTCGGGAAATATGTATGGCTGTGTGTCCTATCTGGATATTATCGCACCGAAGTTTACGGACGAGCTGATCAAGCAGCTTCTTGACATTGATGCAAACCTTACTATCTCCATGCACATGCAGACGGAAGATCCGGTAAAGGCAATCAAGAAGTTAAAAGCGGTCATTTCCAATATCCAGAAGATGAAGATTGAGGAGCAGAAAAAGGCAGTCCGGAGCGGCTACGATATGGATATTCTTCCAACGGATATTGTGACCTATGAAAAGGATACGCTGGAATTTCTGGATGATTTGAATACGAGCAATCAGAAGATGATCAACATGACATTCCTTATTACCTGTTATGGCAGAACCAAGCGGGAACTGGAGAGCTTAATGCAGAGAGTGTCCGGTATCATTCAGCAGGCAAACTGTGACCTCAGATGTTTACAGTATTTGCAGGAACAGGGACTTATGACATCCGCACCGATTGGATGCAATGAGACAGGCATTGAGCGTACTCTTTCCACAAAAAGCACCGCAATCTTAGTACCATTCTGCACGCAGGAATTATTTATGCCTGCTCCGGCAATCTATTACGGGTTAAATGCACTCAGCAACAACATGATCATGGCAGACCGCAAAAGGCTCCGTACACCAAACGGAGTTATCTTAGGAACACCCGGAAGTGGTAAGAGTTTTTGTGCAAAGCGTGAGATTTTAAGTTGTTTTCTTATCACAAAGGACGACATTATTATCTGCGATCCGGAGGGCGAGTATTTTGCGCTAGTGGCAGCACTACATGGACAGGTTGTAAAACTTGCCACTAATTCCAAAGATTATCTGAACCCGATGGATATTCAGTTGAGCCATAAGGGGGATAAGGAAGCATTAAAACTGAAATCTGATTTTATCATTACATTGTGTGATCTGATTGCAGGTGGCAAGGACGGTCTGGAGAATGATGAGAAAGGTATCATCGACGAATGCATCCGTCATATTTACGATAAATATTTTGAAAATCCGGTGCCAGAAAATATGCCGATACTGGAGGATTTATACAACGCACTTCTGAAGCATAAGAATCCAAAGGCAGAGCGTATCGCAAACAGCCTTGTGCTGTATGTGCATGGTTCCCAGAATTATTTCAACCACCATACCAATGTGGACAGTGGCAACCGTATCATGTGCTTTGACATCAGAGACTTGGGAAATCAGTTAAAGGAACTTGGAATGTTGATCGTGCAGGATGCAGTGTGGAACAGGGTTTCACAGAACAGGGAGCGAAAGATTGCAACCCGTTATTACTGTGATGAGTTCCACCTTCTTCTGAAGGAAAAGCAGACAGCTATCTACTCTGTGGAAATCTGGAAGCGTTTCAGAAAATGGGGCGGTATTCCGACAGGTTTGACGCAGAATGTGGGCGATTTTCTCCGTTCTGAGGAGATTGAGGGTATTTTGGGTAACAGCGATTTTGTGTATCTGTTAAATCAGAATGCCAAAGATCAGGCAATCCTCGCTGATAAGCTGGGACTTTCTGATAAGCAGCTTTCCTATGTCACCAACTCTGAGCCGGGAAGTGGTCTGATACTGTTTGATAACGTGGTAATTCCCTTCGTGGATAAATACCCGACAGACACCAAGACCTACAGAATTATGAATACGAAGCCGGAGGAATCGGTGCAGAAGGAGGACGCAGTATAAATGGCGGAAAAGAGACAGAAGAAGCAGGCAGTAAAGGCATTTGAAAAAGAGACATTTTCCAAAGATAAGGAAGTGACTGGAGTAAAACATATAGAACACAGGCAGGACAACACCTTTTCTGTGGAAAACCAGTTTAGTGCCAGCGAGAAGCCTGTGAGCAATCTGCCAAGGGATGCGAACCATGGCAGTCGTACAGGAAAAGCAACTTCTGGTCACAGCGTCCAGAAGTCAGAGTTTAATACTGGGACAGAATACAGGAAAAATAATAAGAAAAAATATTACCGACAGCAACAACAGGACACTTCTGGTCACAATGTCCGGAAGTCGGAAGCCGAAGCGGAAAAGACATTCTTAAAGGAAAACAGCTTTATCAATGAGGAAAACGGTAATGCTACAAATTTCCATACAGAGGACGCAGACAGTTTTCAGGACAATTACCACGTTAGAAATACCTACCAACGGTCTGAGGAAAAAGGAAAATATCACAAAAGGCGTGTGCAGAGAGAACACGCACACAGAGAGCGTGCAAAGTCAGAAAATGCAAAGCAGTCCGATTATGGAGATCTTCAGACAAAGGACGCCACATTTTCGCAGGGGCAGGCGGACGAATTTACAGACCAAAAAGTACAGAAGGCTTTTGATAAGTCGGAAAAGAACCGCCGAAAGTTGCAGAAAGCAAAGGACAAGATGCCGACAATGCGGCAGTATGAGATGAAGCGTGTCTTTGATGAACAGACCGGAAAAGCAAAGTATGTTGTGGTTCCGGTGGATGTGGAGAAGCCATTTAAACCGGATGGACTGGGAAAAACTGCGGTTCACAAGCTCCAGACCGAAAATATGTATTTTGTGCATCGCAAGATTGCAGAGACAGAAAAGGATAATTCTGCTGTGGAGGGCGCACACAAGACGGAACAGCGAGCCGAGGATATTTACCACTATATGAAGTATCACCGCAAGAGCAAGGCACAGAGAAAGCGTGACCGCTTAGAGCGATTGCACAAAAAACAGGTTACAGCGGATATGAAGCTGGAGTATGAGAAATTCATCAGTGAAAATCCACATCTAAAGGGCAACAGTCCAAAGAAGCAGTTGCAAAGGCAGCTACAGAAACAGCGCATCAAGCGTGAGTATGCCAAGGCAAGGCGGGTAGGAGCAGAAGCCAAGACTGCAAAGGAAACATTTACAAAGACAGCCAATGCTGCAACCGGGATTGCAAAGAAGTTACAGGAAATTGCCACGAAAAATAAAACACTGATTATCACAGTGGGTATTTTTGCACTTCTGCTCATTATGATCATGTCGGCACTATCAAGCTGCGGTTCCATGTTTACCGGAACTGTGACAACAACGATGGCAAGCACATATCTTAGCCTTCCGGCAGAGATTGATGCAGCAGATTTATCTTTTACAGAAAAGGAAATGGAACTGCAAAATAAGATTGACCGGATTGAAACTGATTATCCGGGATATGATGAATACGATTATAACCTTGGGGCAATCGGGCATGATCCGTATACGCTGATCAGCTATCTTTCCGCAGTGCATACGGAATTTACTGCCACTGAGGTGGAGAGTGAGATTCAGGAATTATTTGACGCCATGTATTCACTCATTAACGAGGAAGTGGAAGAAACACGTACAAGGACAGTCACAAAGACCGGAACCAGAATAGTAACAAATCCGGACGGGACTACCCGTACCGAGGAATACGAGTATGAGGAGGAAGAAGAATATACCGTAACAATTCTTCGTGTCACACTTACGGTCACACCGCTTGAGAGCATTGTAGCCGGACGCATGGACAGCGAACAGACGGAAATTTTTGGAGCCTATACGGAGACAAAAGGCGGCTTACAGGTCTTTGCTTCTCCGGTTGATTATTACTGGTATTACTATATCAGCAGTTATTATGGCTACCGGAAAAATCCAAACACCGGAGCCGAGGAGCTTCACAGGGGTGTGGATATAGCGGTGCCGACAGGAACGTTTGTATATGCGGCACATGATGGAACGGTAACAGAAGCAACTTACGATTCCTATTATGGAAATTATGTGGTGATTACGGACAGTAAGGGATATACCACAAAATATGCCCACATGGACAGCTTAAATGTGTCCGCAGGGCAGAGTGTAAAAAAAGGTGACAATATAGGCAAAAGCGGAAATACAGGAAGCAGTACCGGAAGCCACCTTCATATCGAATGTCTGTATAACGGGGAATATTATAACTCGTTATTTTATTTTGAAGCAGGAGAACAGACCATTTATGGAGAAACAACGGGCGGCACCGGAGGAGGAACCAGCAATGTGATACCGCCGGAATCCTATGATGATGCAACCGTACAGACGCTTATGCGTGAAGCAAACAGGTATCTGGGAATGCCATATACTTTTGGCGGCACAGCTCCGGCTAGTTTTGACTGTTCCGGTTTTGTATGCTGGGTATTTTCAAACAGTGGCGTACATAACCTGCCAAGAACCACAGCACAGGGCATTTATGACCAGTGTACTCCGGTATCAGCGGCAGATGCAAAGGCAGGGGACATTATATTTTTTACAGGAACCTATAATGCAGGACGTCCGGTTACACACGTTGGTATCTACTGTGGAAACGGTACGATGGTGCATTGCGGTGATCCAATTCAGTACACATCAATCAATACTTCTTACTGGCAGAGCCATTTCTATGGTTTTGGAAGATTGAATTAGCGAAGGGAGGAATTATTTTTGTCAGTAGAACGAATCAATTCACAGCTTAAAAAGGTCAGAGAGCAGATAGCACAGCTACAGGCAAAGGAAAAAGACCTTGCAGAACAGAAACAGATGGCGGAGGATGCCGAAGCCATGAAGATCATACGAAAATATAAAATCTCATCGGAGCGTTTGCAGATGTTAAACAAGCTCAGTGAGGATGAAGTCAGAAATTTATTACAGAAACGGGAACAGGAAAAGGAGGTTTCAACCAATGAAAATGAAGAAGTTATCCGTTAAGGCACTAATGTCCCTGATACTGTCGGCAATACTTTTTTGTATGCCGATTGGGGCATTTTTTGCAAACAGGGCAAATACTGTGGAGGTTCATGCGGAGGATACAGCAGAGCAGAAAACAGAAAGTGCGGCAGAGGAAAGCAGTGCAGAAAGCACAGCGTCCGGTAATGATAACAAGGACAGTTCCGGTAGTGGAGAAAATCACACAGAGCAGTCCACAGAGAATACAACGGAAAATTCCACAGAAGGCACAACCGAGGAAACACAGCCTTCTGCAAAATGCACCTGCAAGGAAAAATGCAGTCAGTATGCGGTGGATGAGGATTGTGAGGTGTGTGCAAAGGATTATAAGGAATGTGCTTATATCAATCCGAGCGTAAAAATCACAATCAATACACCTTCTGGGTGGCATAACGATACCACGAAAGTAACAGTCAAGGTGGAGGATACTATTGTATCCGGCAATTTTACCATTCAGACAGTAAAGGCGAAAGTCGGACAGAATGGAAGCTGGACAGACATTACCGAGGATATGTACATAGAGATTTCCGAGAACAGCACCATTTATGTGCAGGTCACAGACCAGAAGGGCAAGACCTACGAGAAAAACCGTTATATCAAGTGTTTTGATTTTACCAAGCCTACCTTAAATGCGGCAGTCAGCGACGGTCTTTTGAGCATTCAGGCACATGATACGGATTCCGGTATCAAGGCAATCTATGTCAATGGCTATGAGTTTACAGAGCATACGAATGGAGCCTTGAATATCCGTCTGCAACAGTTCGATGCAGGGTATCAGCATTTCACGATTTCTGCCATGGATAATGCAGGAAATACCTCTGAAATCTATAAAACAGCCAATCCGTATTACACCGATCCGGAGAATAAGGACAGCAATGAAAAAGATCCGGCACAGCAGCTCCCAGTGGATGCGTCGGCAACCAAACCTAGCTCTGCAACCGCACAGGTCACAGAACATACAAAAACGGATGTGAATGGAAATACAGTTTCCCAGACAGGCAGTGGAACAAATTCAAGCAGTTCCGCAACAGCAAAGCAATCTCCAAGTACGGGAGATACTTCTAAGGATGCAGACCAGAGCAGTGACAGTCAGACTTCTGAAAAAGGCAAGGAATTTTACACAATCCAGACTGCATCAGAAAAGGTATTTTATCTTGTGATTGATCGTGATGGGGAAGATGAAAAGGTGTATTTCCTTACAGAAGTCAGTGAAAACGACCTGCTGAATACCACAACGGATAACAGCGAGACACTTCCGAAAAATTCAGCGGCATTGGAATCTGAAATCCCTACCAAAGACAGCGCATTATCAAACAATAATGCTGATACCACAGGAGAGAAAACACAGGGAGCAGAAAGTGTTGAGGACAGCACCGAAGATAGCACGGAAGATACAAGTGAGCCGAAAGAGGATACCGCAAAGGCAGATGGTTCCGGCTTTACATATATTTTAATGGGCATTGCTGCGGTAGCTGTGATCGGAGTGGTATATGTTGTGAAATCCAAGAAGAAAAAGGAAAACTTCATTGATGAGGATGAAGATGAGGACGAGCTTGACGAGGACTACGATTATGAGGACGAGGAAGAAACCGAGCAGGATTCCGACGAAGCATTCATAAATGGTGGTGATGATACAGAATCAGTAGACACAGACGAGAATGACAATGAAGATAACAACAACGATAATGACGAAGAAGATGGGGAGGAATAGAGATGGAGCTTGTAATTGCAGAGAAGCCGAGTGTGGCACAGAGCATTGCGGCGGTTCTTGGTGCCACACAGCGTAAGGACGGATATTTGGAAGGCAATGAGTATCTGGTATCATGGTGTGTGGGACATCTGGTAGAACTGGCACAGCCGGAAAGCTATGAGGAAGCATGGAAGAAATGGAGCTATGAGAGCCTTCCGATCATTCCGCAGGAATGGCAGCATGAAGTGAAAAGTGATACAAAAGCACAGTATCAGATTTTGAAAAAGCTCATGCATGATGACAGGGTAGATGCCGTTGTATGTGCTACCGATGCTGGAAGGGAGGGTGAGCTGATCTTTCGCCTGACCTACAACATGGCAGGGTGCAGAAAACCGATGAAGCGGTTATGGATTTCTTCCATGGAGGAAAGTGCTATCCGTGACGGCTTCCATAATCTTCGCCCAGGCAGCAACTATGATAACTTGTATCATTCAGCATTATGCAGGCAGGAAGCAGACTGGCTTGTGGGTATCAATGGGACAAGACTTTTTACGGTATTATATGGCGGTAAGGCATTGAAGGTTGGCAGAGTGCAGACACCGACACTTGCCATGCTGGTGGATCGTGAAAGTAAAATCATGAATTTCAAGAAAGAAGCCTATTATATGGCTCACATCATGGGAAATGGTCTGGATGCGGTATCAGAGCATATCAGTGATAAAACGGAAGCAGAGAGGATTGCAGGAGCCTGTGAAAACGGACAGGCTCTTGTCACTTCCGTGGTAAAGGAAGAAAAGTGGGTAGCACCGCCGAAGCTCTATGACCTTACAACACTCCAGAGGGATGCAAACCGTCTGTTTGGTTTTACTGCCAAGCAGACATTGGAATATACGCAGAGCCTTTATGAGAAAAAGTTAGTAACTTATCCAAGAACAGACAGCCAGTATCTTTCCGATGACATGGAAGGTACTGCAAAAAATGTGATCGAAGCGATTTTCAATTCTCTGTTATTTGAGCAGAATATCATGTTCAATCCAGATATTAAAAGAATTTTGAACAGCAAGAAAGTGACGGACCACCACGCAATCATTCCTACCATGGAGATCATCAAGCAGGACTTAAAGGCAATCCCGGAGATCGAAATGAAGATACTTTCCCTTTGTGCAAACCGTCTGCTGTGTGCGACCGGGGAGAAGCACATTTATAATTCCACAAAGGCAGTGATTACCTGCAACAATACTGTATTTAAGGTATCCGGCAAGGAAGTGTGGAAAAATGGATGGAAGGAATTTGAGGATTTCTTCAAAAATTCCTATAAAACCGCAGAGGATAAATCGGATGCAGAGGAAGAAAAGAAGCTGCCGGAGCTTCGTGAGGGCATGACGATTGCAGTGGAGCAGACAAGAGTTTCCGAGCATTTCACACAGCCACCGAAACATTACACCGAGGACAGCTTACTGTCTGCCATGGAGCGAGCCGGAGCAGAAGATATGGGTGACGAAGTGGAGAGAAAAGGACTTGGCACACCTGCCACCAGAGCTGACATTATTGAAAAACTGGTAAAAGACGGATTCGTAAAGCGTGAGAAAAAGCAGATGATTCCGACAGAGGACGGAATGAAGCTGATCACGATACTTCCGGATGTAGTAAAATCTCCGAAACTGACTGCTGACTGGGAAAATGAGCTTACACTTGTATCCAAAGGAGAAGTTGCTGCAGAGCAGTTTATGTCTGGTATTGAAGCAATGGTAACTGATCTTGTAAAGACCTATCACAGCGTTAGTGATGAGCAGAAAGCCATGTTTGGCACAGGCAAGGGTGAACAGGAAGTGCTAGGCAAATGCCCGAAGTGCGGTGCTGATGTAGTCAAGGGAAAATTCGGAGCGTACTGTACCGGGAAGTGCGGTATGAATGTCGGCAAGGCACTTGGGGTAACACTTTCCGATACACAGGTCAAGAGCCTGCTTCAAGGGAAAAAGATACTTGTAAAAGGATTAAAAGGCAAGAAAGGCAGCTATGATGCTTATTTGATTCCGGAGAGCATAGAGGAGTTTTCCTATACGAAGGATGGAAAAGAAATCAAGGGATTCCAGTATAAGTTTAAGATGGAATTTTCTCAAAAGGCAGGAAAGCAAGGGTAGGAATGTAGCTGTGATTGTGGTATAGTGGGGAAAGTATCGGAATTTGTAAAGTTAAGGAGAAATACTTAATGTGGTTAGACAGAAATGAACTTGTATCACTTGATTTGAAGTTGACATCGGACTATGGTGATATCATACCAAAAATACAAATAGGTTATGATCTATTTAATCTTATTGAACATAATACCAGTATAGATACAGAAACTAAAATCAATTTAAAAGAGAAAGCAGTAATATGTCATCAGAAAATCAAAATGATGTTGTTTGCAGAAAAATGTGCTATTGAAAATTTAAATGAATTTGAAGTCTCACAGAACATGGAAATGCCTTGCCTTTTTGGAGATGATGAAACAACATTGCTTTATCATACTGAAAGTACAATCCTTTTTGCAAGAAATGCATTAGATGTAGTAGCTACTATTTTTCATTGTATAGCTTTTCATGAAAGAAATGATAGTTTCAATAAATTCACAAAGAAAATATTGAAGGATGAAAATGATAAATTTATTTATTTAAAATCATATCTTTGTGAAATAGATAAACTTGATACACATGCTTTTCGTTTACTCTGTGGTAGCGAGAGAGGAAGATCATTAAGAGATCAAATCGTACATCAAACTAATATTAAACTTGAGTATGATGAGTATAAAGAAGGTAGCAATAAAGAGAAGTTATTCATAGTGTTATATAAGGGTGAAATTGTGATTTGTTATAGAGAATTTATGAGGAACTTTGTTATGGAAGTTGTAGAAATGATTTCATCTATTTCACAAAAATTCATTCTCGACGAATTAGAAAATCAACTATAATGGGAAATGTAATAGACAATTCTCTATTTGTGGATGTCGAGAAATTTAATTTAGCGGTACGACAGTATACCACATACAATTTAATAACAACACAGCGTTAGAGCGTATGGGAAAACTGTACGCTCTATTTTTTTATCAAAAAATGGAGGAAAACACATGGAAGAAACAAATGTAACAATGACAGCAGAGGAAATGCAGGGTGAGCCT